CAGTATCAAAAGCGCGTAGCCGACAACAAAGACGACATTTCAATGGGACAAGTTGCCCTGTCTTTGTTTGGTCAAGGCAAGAACGCAGCAGAAAATTCAGGTTGGTTCCATGATTTTCTTGACCGTAATGTAAAGTATTTAGCAGCAGGATTTGATTTATTTAATCCTGAGGATAGAGAAGCAGCATTTAACGACCAATTTATTGGTAAGTTTGCTAGTGGTTCTCTTGATTTTACTTCATCTATGACTATTGACCCGCTATTTTTTGCAGGGTTTGCTGGTAAAGGTGTTTCTATTGCAGCCCGTGCGCCAATGGCAGCAGGGTTGATGGGTGCTGGTCGTACTGGTATTGCATCAATTCCGGGTTCTGCAACTCGTAAAGTTTTTGGTAAGTTAGCAATGACTTCTGATGGAGTGGATGACCTATTAGGTCGCGCTCTTAAAGGTGAGGGTCGTGCAGTTGAGGATGTTCAATTCCTTGCACGCTCTGATGCAAAGACTCAGTATCCATACTGGTCTAAAAAGCGTGTTACACACCCTGATGCTATGGCTTATTTATTTGGTCGTGCAACTACCGACCAAGAAGTTGTTGATACTTTCCGTGCCGTACTTGGTTCAGATAAGCAAGCAATGGCAGCAATCGCAAGAGTTGATGACGAAGCAGCGCTTGTTCTTGATAATTTAACAGATACACCAAAGCCTTTCCGTGAAGCACTTAATGGAAAACTTGATGGTGATTTAATTGTTAGCCCTGAGTACAATAATGCAGTTTCAACTTATCTAGGCAACCTTGTTAAAGAGGATGACCGTTTCCGTATTGCATTAGAAAGAGTTTCAACTGGCGGTAATGAGTTCCGTGGTGGAACTTTTGCCCGTGGTCCACTATCAGGTTATGCACGCAATCGTGCAGAAAAGTTAGCAAAGACTTTTGCTGACCCCGAAGTAACCATGATACAAAAAACTAGCCTTCATCCAGCCGTTATGGTTGTTAATTACATGAAGGGTAAGTCAGAGTTCTTTACAAAGTTTCGCCCAAGTGGTGTATTCAGAGTAAATGATGGCGACTCCTATGTAGAGATGAACGCATTTTTGCGTGAGGCTGTTGAACTTTCAGGTGGAACATTTGCACCAAAGGCTGGGGCATACGCTGACCAGTATCTTGCAGCAGCCACCGAAGGCGAGCGTTTAAACATTATTAAGTTGGCTGAAAAAGATGCTTTGGGAATTATTGCCCCAAACATGAGCCAACAACAAATTGAAAAACTGTACGCAATTTTTGATTACCGCCGTGCTAAGACACTTAAAGAACATAAAGACCGTGGCTTCTTGTCTATCTTTACAGAGAACGGTCCAGTAATTGCTAAGTTTCCACAGTTAGAGCGTGAGTCTGCAAACATTGTTATTGCAATGGATTTACGCCGACTAAAAGATGGCATTGACTCTTACGAGCGTGTACTTCCAAGTATTCTTTCAGGCATTGACCCAACGGAAATTGCTGTTCGTGGACAAAAGTTTATGAACACACTTGATAATGTTAACGACATTTTCAAAACATCCGTTCTTATGCGCCTAGGTTACACAGTTCGTAACCTTACAGAAGCACAACTATCTATGATGGCTAAGGCTTTTGCCCTACCAGCAGCAGTAGCAGTTGGTGGTCCTTCGGCTGTACAAAGATTTTTACAAAATCGTAAAGCGGGAGTTAGCCGTCTTATTGATAATGTTGAAGTTTTGGCTGGTCGTAAAGACGACATCAATGTTTTGCGTGATGAAGTTGCAAAACTTCAAGACATGCTTCGTGGTCTTGACCTTTCTCGTAAAGGTCTTGCAGGAGAAATCCGTACCCGCATGGCAGACATTGAGCGTGGTGGCGAGCGCTTAATTGCTAACTACATTGCTGCTGAAAAGGCTAAAGGTAATTTAGTTGGTGTTGAGGAAGCAGCAGCCATTGTTCTACCTAGAGAACTTACAAGACTTCGTTCTGCCTTGGCAGAAGCAGAAGCCGTTACTTTGTATCATGGCTCAGCAACAAATACTTTTGAATTTGACCCAGCAAGACCATTATCTGCATCTACTAATGCACAAATTGCTGACCGTTATGCAACACAAGAATTTAGTTTTGGACTAGAGCGTTACATCTCAGATACTGGGCGACCAGTTCCACTAAGAGTTGTTACTCGTAAAGGTCCACAACGCCATCCACAATCATCATTTACTGCTGGATACCGTGGCGCACACACAGCACCTGACCGCGAGTTTGGTGCATCACTAGACAACATAACTCGTATTTATCCTGAGGATGTCTATTCTGCTGATGCTGCTCGTATCTATGGTGTAGGTGGAAAAGATTTTAGTAGATTAGATAAACAAATTGTTGAATTTATCAATCAATACAAAGGTAACCCAAATCGTATGGTTACCGTTTATCGTGCTGTTCCTAAAGATGCACCTGCTGTTATTAACCAAGGTGATTGGGTAACACCACTTCGTGAGTATGCAGACCTTCATGGAAGTAGATACCTAGACCCTGAGTATCGTATTGAGGAAATGCGTGTTCGTGCAGGCGACATTTTTACAGATGGCAATTCTTGGTTTGAGTGGGGTTATGACCCACGCCCTGCCCGTAAGCCGTACCCTGAAAAGTTACTTACCGCAGCAGCCCGCATGAAGTCAGACATGATTGGCGCTAGCCGTGCTGGAAACATTGTTGAACTTCGCAAGGGTACAAGTAAAGGTTTTGTTAAGGTTGATGAGGATAGAATACGCAACCTTAATCCTAAAGAATTAGAGCGTGCAGTATTCCGTGTCCGCCGTGATGGTGGAAGCGTTACTCCAATGCGTGTTTATGGTGATGCCCTTTATCTTAATAAATGGTCAGACATCCCATTGGATGTACGCAAAGAAGTATTTGGTGGAGATGCAAAAGTTTGGCGTGCTTGGGTAAAGAGTAAAGGTTGGCAAGACCAAAACTCTCCTTTGTACAAGTACCTTCGTGAAAACAATTTTGGTCGTGCAGTTGTAGGTGATGACCGCCGTGCAGGTGGACTATCACACATTGTTCTACCTGAGGCAGTAGGCGAAGCAGGTCGTGGTCGTGAAGTTACTAAGTTAACTCGCGCTCAAATTGAAGCAGCACAAGCAGAAGCAGATGCTGCATTAGACATTGCTCAGCCATTGCAAACAACTAAAGAACGCCGTCTTGCTCGGACACAGGTACGCCGTAAAGAAAAATCACGCCGTACTCGCCCAGCAGTTTCTCCTTACTATGATGATGAGAACTTAATTGCCATGATTAACAATGGTGTTGAGGATGCTGCTGCTAACATTGGTCGTTCATACGCAGAGGTCAATGCTCAACTTGACGACATGATGGGTCGCTTAGGCGCTCGTATCAGTCAATCAGAACAAATGTCTGTTAAGTCAAAAGTTGGATTTGGAACTTTTACTCACGAAGCAAATGGTCACTCATACGAAGTTGATGAAGTATTTAACAATGCATCTTGGATGCTTGCTCGTACATCATCTGAACAAACATGGGGCAGCATTATTGGAAGCCAGCAAATGGCGTTCCTTGCAGGTCCCGGTTCAAGAGCAATGCGACCAGTTAAGCCCGGCGACCCACGCTACTTTGAAGCATGGGCTGGTGTATTAAATCTACACTTCCGTGACCCTGAAACTGGGATTATGGACCCAATAGTAAGTCGTATTCTTGACGGTGCAACTAATGATGAGATTTTAGGATTTTTAACTAGAACCCGTGGTGGGCGTATCTATGCCAATAACACATACACAATTCCCGGCAAGGGACTTGGGTTTGGTAAGTTAAAGGCTGGCGAGGAAAATGATTATTTATTAACTCGTATTAGTGATACACGCAATGCTGTTAAGTTGTATGTTCCTGATGAGGATACAGCACTTATGCTTACTGCTGCTAAAGAGGATGGTAAGCCACTTACAGGTGGAGATGTAGAAGTATTTTTACTTAATCGTTTTGGCACTCAACCTGAGAATTTACCTGAAATTAACGGTCTGCTTGTAACTACAAGTAAGGAATACCGTGACCAAGAGCGTATTGTGGACATGGTTAACCGCCGTGTTATGCGCTTCCTAGGCTCACTTCCTGAGGATACCTTTGCTCGTCACCCATTAGTAAACATTGTTTATCAAGAAAATGTTAAACGAAACATTGATGGAATTGCACAGGCTAGAGGTGTAGATAAACTTACAGGTGATGAAATACGCCGTGCTGAGCGTGCTGCCCGTGAGGAAGCCCGCCGTGAAGTAGAGCGTACTTTGTTTACTATTGTTCGTAGAACTGGTGCATCATCAAGCCAAGTAATGCGCTTGTTGTTCCCGTTCTATGCAGCCTATGAAAATACTTTAATGCGTTGGGGTGGCATTGTTGCCGAGAACCCACAGGTAGTTACAACTGCTGCTAGAACTATTGCACAAATTGTTAATGGACAATTAGTAGTTGACCAAGAAGGCAACCGTATTACCGATACCAAGCAACTTGGTGAGGGTGGTATGGCTAACCTTGTGGTTCAAGTACCTGATGCTTTTATCAAAGCATTGCCGGGTGAGTGGCAAGATGTGGCTGAGAACGCGTTTAAACGAGTTAACATCCCATTATCAAGCCTTGATGTTATTACCCAAGGTCAAGCAGGTAATCCGGGTTTTGGTCCTTATGCCGTATTCCCAACTTATTTAATCTTGCGCCAACGCCCTGAATTTGAGGAAGCGTTTAAACCGTTATTCCCAGCAGGTATGCCTAACAGCGCATCTGAGATTTTTCTACCTAGCACATTGCGCCGTCTAAAGACCATGTGGTCTAAAGACGAAATGTATGTTCGTACCTTTAACCAAATGTTGCGTTATGAAACATACAATTACAACACAGGTAAGCGCCAAGAAACACCAACGGTAGATGAAATTACCAGCAAAGTTAACAAGTTTTATTTACTTCGTTCTTTGACTGCAATTTCTGCACCGTTTGCTATCTCACCTGAGGTAGATTTCTACCAACAAGTTTTCCGCCAGTTCCAAAATCAATACACAGAACCCGGCGAAGCAGAAGCCAAGTTCTTTGAGATGTACCCTGACTTCTTTGAAGCCACAGTATCTTTATCTAAGAACCCCGGCAGCCTTGAAGCCAACCTAGACACCGTTCGTAACCTTCGTAAGTTCAGCGGTTTAATGGCAGAAGCAGAGGCAAAGGGTGAGCCTGAACTTATGGGATGGCTTGCTAATGATTTTGACGGTAAGTATGATTTCTCGCAGGCTGCCTATCAATGGCAGTATCGCACAGGTTCATACCCCGGTTCGGCTAACACCTATCGTCAAAACCGTAACCCAGCAGAACTTATTAAAGATGCAAACTTAAAGCGTGGCTGGACTGAATACCGTAAGATACAAGATGTAATTGATGCATTTAAAATCCAAAACGGTATTGGCAGTAATCGTGACCCATTATTAGAACAATACAATAATGCTAAGCGAGCATGGTTAGATTACATGGCTGAAAACAATGTTGATTGGTATGCAGCCTACATGTCCCCTGACCGTGGTAAGTACATGAAGCGTGCTGATGTCCTTGGACAAGCACTTCAAGACAAAGCATGGATGGCACAAAATGGTAATCGCCCAGTTGTAAAGGCTGTTGCTTTGTACCTAGATGCTCGTAAAAAGATTGGTCAAGCATTATTGCAACGCGACCAAATGGGTGGTTCACGCTCATTGGAAGCAAATAGTAATGATGACTTAGCAGACCTTTGGGATAGATTTGTTACCCAACTTGGTGCTGAGTCACCTGAGTTTAGCGATTTTTACAATAGATACTTTCCTAACGACCCGGTGGTGATTTAAATGGCAGACGAAAAAGATAAAACAGCGGTTGAAACAACTGCTAGTAATAAGACTGGTTCAACCAGTTCTATGGACATCTTTAATAATGCTTTAGCAGCAGGCGGTGTTTATCAAGGCAAAGGCGCTGATGGTAAAGACAAAACTGTTGGCTTAGATGAGTGGACCAAAAGATGGTTTTCAATGTCTGAAACAGAACGCCAAAAGTGGGTAGATAAGTTCAACGCCCTTGGTAAGAAAGTTAATGTTGTTAATGGTATTGATGAGTGGATTGCCTATGGTCGCAAGTCTATTGGTTACTTTCAACAGGGTGGTAAATTTACACCTGATGAACTTATTGCCATGGATGCTAAACAAGGTGTTGGCTCAGGTATTTCTTACACATCTCAGGATGCTAAGGCTCTAGTTCAAAGCACATACCAATCATTACTTGGTCGTGATGCTACTGGTGGAGAATACGAAAAGGCTTTTCAAAAGGCTATGACTCAATCCAGTTCAACTGGTGCTGGTGGTCGCCAACAGGCTGTTGTTGACTTTATTAAATCATCAGATGAGTATGACTCTCGCCAAGAAAATAAATACTTAGATGCTATCTACAATGAATTAGCAGGAGAGATGCGTGAGGTGAAGGCATAATGGCAGTCGGTCCACGCGGTGGCGGTAGAGGTAATGTCCAACCTGATGAAATGACCCCTGAGGAAAAACTTGCTAGAACAGGTTATTTTCTTGAACAAAAAAGAAAAGCGTTTGCAAGCGCTAAGTTAAACACTCCTGCATACACAAAAGCAGAAAAAGAATACTTAGCAGCAAAGAAAGCATTTGACGAACTTAATGCACAAGTTAAAACAGCATCTGCTGCTGCATTGCAAAAGAAAAATCAAGCAGAAGTTACTCGCTTACAGGGCGAGCGCAAGAGAGCGCTTACTCTTGGTGCTAAAGAAACTGATAAAAAGATTAAAGACATTGATGCCAAGATTAAAGAACTTGGTGGAACGGTTACACCTACATCAGTTGTTGGTAGCGGTGGTAAGGGTACTGGAAGTTTTGAGGATGCAGATGGAGATGGTATTCCTAACTCCATTGACCCTGAGCCATACACAGCCAAAGGTTCAGCATCACAAAGTGGCACAAAAGGTTCTACTGGTGGAGTAACTGGCGGAACAGGTGGCACAGGCGGTACTGGTGGCACAGGTGATAAGAATAAAGTTGTTATTGATAAGACCGTATGGGTTTCTTACATGCGACAAACCTTTAAAACACTTGATGATGCCAAAATGCGTGACGACATTGAGAAACTTCTTGATACTGCTAAGAAGCAGAATTGGGATGAAGCAACCTTTATGGAAGCCCTTAAAGGCACAACTTGGTGGCAAACCGAGTATCCAACTTTCCGTAACTTTTTCTTAGAGTCTAATGACCCACGCAACGCTGCAACTTTTGGTCAAAAGATTAACAATAAAACAGATGCAGTAAGACAACGGCTTGAAGCCTTGGGTATCCGTTTAAACCAAATTGACCCGACTACTGGCAAGATGATGACCCCTGAGGAATACAATAAGCGTGTAAACGGCATCATCCTAGAAACTGTTAAAAACGATTGGACTGATGCCCAGTTAGATAATTACTTGGCTACTAAGTCAGACATTATTTTTTCAGGTGGCGGAAGTATTGGAAGTTCAATTCGCCGTATCAATGATTTGGCTTGGAAGTATGGCGTTAGCCTTGACGACAATTACAAGAAATCAATTAACCAATCATTGTTAGACACAATGGATGGTCGTGATGAGTCATTTTGGTATGAGGAAATGAAACGCCAATCTAGTGAACTTTATTCCCCATTTGCTGAGGGTTTAAATCAAGGTAGAAGTCTTTACGACATGACTCGTAATTATCGCAATCAGATGGCTTCCCTTCTTGAAATGGATGAAAGTTCAATCAAGTGGAACGACCTTATGAAGTATGCAATGAAAACTGGCGTTGACGGTAAGCCTGCTAAATCTACATTTGCAGATTTTACTAAGTCTGTTAAAAATGACCCACTATGGCAATACACAAAGAACGCTAAAGAAACTTACACCAATCAGGCACTCAGCCTGCTTCGTGACTTCGGAATTGTAGGTTAATAAATGGCAACTCCTAAACCAACACCTAAGCCAACACCAAAGCCTACTCCTGCGCCAAAACCTACACCTAAGCCAACACCAAAGCCTACTCCTGCGCCAAAAACACAAGTTCCACAATCACCGGGTCCCAGTAATTTACCTAAGTCAACACCTGTTAAAACTCCTACCCCTACAAAGACACCTACTAAAACTACTGGCACAACAGGAACTAAAGGTGCTGGTGCGACAGTAGAGTTTACTGGTCCTTCAAAGTATTCTCCTATTGACCCTAAGGTTCAGGCTGCTCTTGATAAAGCAGCAGCATCTAAAAAATTAGCAGATGAGAAAATTGCTATTGCTAAGGCTAAGTCCGAGGAAGCAAAAAAGAAGGCTGCTGAGGCTAAAGCAAAAATTGACTTGGCTAAAAAGAAAAAAGCCGAAGCAGATGCTCTTAAAAACAAAGGTAAGGGTACTGAGGATGACGGTACTGATGATGACGGTACTGGTACTGGCAATGATTTTGTTGGAAAGTTCATAACAACAAAGTCAGTTAAAGTTGGTGGCGGAACAAACATTTTCAATGTTTTCTCCAACGGTAAAGGTGGAACATACGAGGAATTTGTTGCCTTTATTCCTGATGATGCAGGTGGAGATAATACTGAAAGTAATCTTAGGGCTGCTGAACTTCTTACAGAGGAAAAGCGCGATAGACAACGCACAGCATTAGAGGAATTTGTTTCTATTCTTTCAGGCGCAGGTTTAAAAGACCTTGCTGATGAAGTAAACAAAATGATTTTAGATGATAAGACTGCTGCACAAATTAAACTTGAAATCCGTAAAACTAAATCTTATGAAGCACGCTTTCCGGGTATGAAGGCTCTTAGTGATGCACAAAGAGCAATTACCGAAGGTGAATACATTGACCTAGAAACAGGCATGATTTCAGTCCTTCGTTCACGGGGACTTGATGCTGAGGTTTATGGCTCACGCTCTGAATTAGGAAAGTACATTGGTAACTTTGTTAAACTTCCTGAGTTTGAGGAACGAGCAGCCCTTGCAGCAGACCGTGTGAAAAAAGAACCTGATGTTATGAAGGCTCTTGGCGAAATGTATGTAACAGAAGCAGATGCCATTGGCTACTTACTTAACCCATTGAAGGCAATGGATGTTATTAAGAAGCAGGTTCGTTCTGCTGAAATTGGTGCTGCTGCTGCTAGCGCTAGGTTTATGTTAGGCGCTGATGCTGCTGCCCGTGCTAGAGAAGCAGAAGCCTTAATTGGTGCTACTGGTACAGCAGATGTATCAATGTTAAAACAAGAATTTGGTAAAGCAAGAATACTTGCTGATACTCAATCATCACTAGCAAAACTTGAACGCGAAAACTACAACGAACTAGAAGCAGTACAAGCCGTTGTAGGTGGCGAGCAAGAGAAATTGTTAAAGTCAAAGCGCAGAGCAGAGCGTGAACAAATGTTCCGCTTTGGTGGTCAGTCAGGCGTAGGTGCTTATTCACTACGCAGTACGACTAACCAATAACTAGGTTCCTTATCTGACCGACCAGCCCGGATGAGTGTAAGAAGTCTGGTAGCAATAGCCAAGGTATGTTCCCCTACATACATTGTGGATTGCGAATACAACAACTAACGAAAGGGAGATGGCTAATGAGCCAAAATAACGAGTATGATGACGAGTTTGATGACTTCGGTGACGAAGGCACGGATGTAGTTAAGCAACTCCGAAAAGTAAATCGCACTCTTGAAAAGCGTGCAAAAGAACTGGAACAGGAGTTGAAAGGACTGCAATCGCAGACCCGCCAGCGTACTGTGAAGGATGTGTTACAAGCCAAGGGCATTAACCCAAAGATTGCTGCGTTCATACCGCAAGACATTGATACTTCTGAGGAAGCAATCAATGGCTGGCTAAATGAATACGGTGATGTATTTGGTTCAACCCAAAACGCTAATTCAGAGCAGGCTTCAAATAACAATTCACTAGATGTTTCTGCAAATGCAAGAATTAACCAAGTGGTTTCAACAGGACAAGTTCCGGAAGTTGACTCAGATGCTATGGCTAAAATTCTTTCAGCAGGAAACGCAGATGAATTAAATCGCATCCTTGGATTAAATTAACCAACTACCAATCTAAAGGAGTAATAACTCATGGCAGATACCAACACCACAGCCCTTGCAGGCTTGGTAAAAGTTGCGTATGACCGCTATGTTGAGTTCGCTCTCCGTTCGCAACCGCTAGTTCGTAGCGTTGCAGACAAGCGACCAGCACAGCAAGCAATGCCGGGGTCAAGCGTTGTATTTTCACTTTACAATGATTTGGCAGCGGCAACTTCTGCACTATCAGAGGCAACAGACCCTGATGCAGTAGCGCTATCAGATGTATCAACCACTTCTGTAACACTTGCAGAATACGGTAATGCATCACTTGTAACTCGTAAGTTACAACTATTCTCACTATCAGATGTGGACCCAGCAGTTGCAGACATTATTGCCTTCAACATGGCTGACTCACTTGATAAGTTAGCAATGGAAACTCTCCGTCAGGGAACAAATGTTATCTATGGTGGTACTGTTACTTCAACAGCAACAGTATCATCTGCTGATACCCTAACATCTGCAAAAATCCGCCGTGCGGTAGCCAAGTTGCGTAGCAACAAGGCTGTTCCACGCCAAGGTTCTTTGTACTGGGCAGGTATTCACCCTGAGGTTTCACACGACCTTCGCGCCGAAACCGGCTCAGTCGGATGGCGCGACATCCACGCTCAAACAGACTCTGCACAGGGTAACCTATGGGCTGGAACAATCGGAACATACGAAGGTGCTTTCTTTGTAGAAACACCACGCATGTACGAAAAGGCAGAAGGTGCTAATCAGTCAACCTTCACAACTACAACCACAACAACATCTGCATCAGGTGCAACAACAATTACTGTTGCATCAACATCAGGTATTGATGTCGGTGATGGTGTAGCGATTTCTGCAACAACTGGCGCAAGCACACTTGTTTCAGCAATCAACGGTGCAGTTCTCACCCTTTCAGTAGCAACTACTGCTGCTGTAACATCAGGTGCAACTGTAACTGTTACTCCAAAGACAAATGTTTACCGCACAATTCTTTGCGGAAAGCAGGCTTTGGCAGAAGCAGTAGCACAGGAACCGGGCGTAGTTATCGGACCTGTTACTGATAAGTTAATGCGTTTCCGCCCAATCGGATGGTACGGCGTACTTGGTTTCGCCCGCTATCGTGATGATGCGTTGTTCCGCATTGAAACTTCATCTAGCATCTCTGACTAATTTCGGAGATTAGTACCGGGGTGGCGGGTGTTTAAACGCCCGCTACCCTGTTACACTAAGGAGAATTATGGCATACCAATTCACACCACCCAGCATTAAAGAAACCCCTGCTGGTGGACATACCCTTTTTGAGCGTATGGGCATAAACCGTGGGATTACTGTCCTACGAGTTAATGGTGTGTATTCATCATTTCGTTATCCAAGTCAAACTCAAACCTTGGAAGCAGATGAAGTTTATTTAGGTGGTCACATTTACGACATTGATGAACAAACAAGAACACGGCTCATAGCAGCAGGCTATGAGGAATACATAACAACGGTTTAAACATGGCATGTAGAACTGGCTGTCCAACACAAGACCATACAAATTGGGGCGAGTGTTTGAGAGCATCTAACCTAGAGTTCAGCACAGGTGATGCTAACAGCGCTAAAGGTATGACTGATAAAAAATGGAACGCTGAACTTAATGCCTATGCTGCTGCAAGAGCGCAAGGTATTCAACCTGCTGGAACTTCAATGGCAAAAATTAAAGATGCAGTTGAAAAATCTGACAAGGCTGGCAAAGCCTTTGATGCAAATACAGGGACATTTAAGGGGTAACTATGACTGCCATTGTAGGTATTCAGGGAAAGGGTTGGGCGTTAATCGCAGCCGACTCCATGACTACCTATGAGGACAAACCATACTATGCAAAAGGTGTGGATAAAGTTATCAAAAAAGGCGACTATGTATTTGGGTTTTCAGGTGATGCTATTGCAGGAAACATTGCAACTTACCTTTGGACTCCACCGAAAGTAATTAAGACAATACCAACAGATGTGTTTATGCAGACAAAAGTTCTGCCTTCCCTACGGGAAACAATGATTGAACATGGGTACAACCCTGATACAACTAAAGATAAAGATGCCGGATTTGATGCACTTATTTGTTTAAACGGAGTTATCTACGAAGTTGACCAAGATTATTTATGGTCAAGAGATGACCGTGGTTTGTATGCGGTAGGTAGTGGGGGCGATTTAGCCCTTGGTGCGCTAGCAGCAGCAGGCATGAGCAAGAACTCTATTAAGAGCGTTGAGGCTGTGGCTCGTAGAGCAATTAAGGTTTCCGCTGATTACAACATAAGTGTTGGCGGAGATGTAAAAGTCATAACACAAAGGAGTAAGTAATGTGTGCTGAGTGTGGATGCTATGGTGCTGTTGAACCTTACGGCGTAGGCGGTAGGGAAGTAAGCAGTAAACCAACAGAAGCAAGTTTAAACAAGGTCACAGTTCAACCCGGTATGTATCACAAAAACAACATGGAAATGGAGAACGAATAATGCCAATGGTAAACGGAAAGAAATTCCCATACACAGCAAAAGGTAAGGCTGCTGCTAAGAAAGCAGCCAATGCACCAAAGACACCTGCAAAGAAAGCAGCAGTTAAGCCAATGAAAAAAGCAGTTAAGTCAATGAAAAAAATGGGTGGGATGTACTAAGCATGCCTGCCAAGAAAGACCCACGACTAACAAGAGCAGGAGTATCGGGTTTTAACAAACCTAAGCGTACTCCAAGTCATCCGACTAAATCTCATGTTGTTGTGGCTAAAGAAGGCTCACAAGTAAAAACAATTCGTTTTGGACAGCAAGGCGTGACTGGTGATAAACAACCAACCGCACGCCAAGCATCCTTCAAGGCTCGTCATGCTAAGAACATTGCCAAAGGCAAAATGTCCGCAGCATACTGGGCGAATAAGGAGAAGTGGTGAAAAAGAAAAAAGCATTTTGGGATACTAAAAACCCTAATAAAAAATCTACACCTTTAACACCAGCACAGAAAGCCAAGGCTAAGGCTATGGCTAAGAGGGCTGGTCGCCCTTATCCAAATTTAGTGGATAACGCAGCAGCAAAAAGAAAGGCTAAGTAATGGCACTAGGAACAGCAGGCAGTACATTAACAGGTGAACTTAATCGCCTTGCAGGTATTACCAGCGTGGCATCTTTTAAAGCACCGCAAGGTGCTGCCAATTCCTATGCAGGCACAACAGGCTTAGGTCTTATTGCTGCCCTTAATTACAAGGCTAGTTCATCCCGACAACCAAAAGACTATAAAGGTTTAAACGCAATTTGTAATGAACTTGCTAGTACAACCGGAAAATCTGCGGTAGATGCATTGAGGTCTATTAACCTATGAGTACACTTAACCAATTAACTGAGCGTATTGATACGCTATTGCATGGCTACACGGTTAACTCCGAAGCCAGCACATGGCTAACAACTAGCGCAACAACTTCTACAACTTCCCTTACTGTTTTTGATACATCAGTAATTGGTCGTGGCTTCATACAAATCAATGATGAAATGGTGTATGTAAACACCGTTAACCCAGCATCAAGCACATTAACTCTTGCCCCTTGGGGTAGAGGACAGCGTGGTACTACCGCTGCTGCTCATGCTGCTAATGATAGAGTTACAGTTTCACCATTATTTCCACGCAATGAAATTAAACGGGCAATCAACGACACTATCAATGCCGTCTATCCTGCTATCTTTGCAACTGGACAAACAGAGTTTAATTATGTTGCTGCTAAAACAACTTATGATTTACCTGATGATGCAGAAAACATTTTAAACATTACACACTCTGTTGTTGGTCCGAGCAATGAGTGGCTTCCAGTTCGTGCATGGCAATTAGACAGACTTGCAAACCCAACAACATTTGGCACAGGCGGTAACTTAGGAAAGAGTATCAGCGTTTACTCTCCTATCGTTCCGGGGCGTAAAGTCAATGTTGTTTATTCAAAGCGCCCAACTTTATTGTCGGCAGCAACTGATGACTTTGCAACTGTTACTGGTCTGCCTTCATACGCTGAGGATGTAATCCTTTATGGCGCTTCCTTTAGGATGATTTCCTTTCTTGACCCATCTCGCCTTGGTCCGCAACACGCAGCAGCAGACTTGCTTGACTCACAACAAACTGCTCGTTCAGGCGAAACCGCAGCACGCTTCCTGTTTGGTGTTTACCAACAGCGTTTAAACGAGTGTGCGGAAAACCAACGCAGACAATTCCCAGTCCGCAGTCACTATCAAAGGTAGGTAAATAAATGGCAGCAGGAGATGCAGGCTCACCAAAACGGTACTATTCAGCAACAGCAGTAGAAACAACAATTACTGCTGCTATTCCTTCGGCATCACAAGGAGATACTTACACATCTTTTGTTGTCGCATCAACAAGCGGTTTTGCTGCAAGTTTCCCTTACACACTTCTCGTTAACCCTGATACAAACAAAGAGGAAGTAGTCACAGTCACCGCTGGTACTGGCACAACTCTACAAGTTGTTCGTGGTCAAGATAATACACAGGCAGTAGCCCACTCAGCAGGCGCAACAGTTCGCCATGCAGTATCTGCCCGCGAGTTCCGTGAATTACAAACCCACATTGCAGCCCGTGGTTTTGATGCCGACTCAGGCATTATGACTAACATTGAAACACATGTTCACGGTCTTGGTACAGGTGATGGTTCGGTAGTAGGTACTGCAAAGGCTCAAACCCTTAGCAATAAAACATTAAGCACAACCAATAATACATTTACTGGTGTTGCTACTCTTGCTGGTTCTGAAACACTTACCAATAAACTTTTAACAAGCCCAACTGTTGATGGTGATGGCATTTATTTTGAAGGCTCAACTGCTGATGGTAATGAAACAAGACTTACCGTAGTTGACCCAACCGCTGACCGTATTATTACGCTTCCAAATGTGACTGGTACTGTTGCAATTCTTGATGCTTCACAAACATTAGAAAACAAAATTTTAACAAGCAATACTTTAGGTTCTGCCCTTGCTGCTGGTGGATTTACTGTATCAGGTTTGGCTACACCTTCTGCTACATCAGATGCTGCAACTAAAGGTTATGTAGATACACAAGTTGCAAACCTTGTTGACTCAGCACCGGGAACACTAGATACTCTTAATGAACTTGCTGCTGCCTTAGGTGATGACCCTAACTATGCAACAACAATAACTAATGCTTTAGCAGCAAAACTATCGCTAAGTGGTGGCACTATGACTGGTGCTATTGCAATGAGTACAAATAAAATTACTGGTCTTGGTGACCCAACATCTGCACAAGATGCTGCTACTAAAAATTACATTGATACCATGGCAACATCTGCTGGTGCATCTGCTACTGCTGCTGCAATTAGTGCCAGCGCTGCTGCAACATCAGCCACATCCGCTGCCACATCCGCATCTAGCGCTGCTGCTTCATTTAGTGCTATTACAGGTGTTACGGGTTCAGGTCTTGTCCGCGACATGGGTGGAATTGATGAAGCCGATACCACTTCTACTACCTACATTAACATTGCAACTGTTGCTGCTGCTGCTGCGACTAGCGCATCATCCGCATCTGCAAGCCAAAGCGCTGCTGCTACATCTGCTACAAACGCTGCAACTAGCGCTACAAGCGCAGAAGCAAGTGCTACCGCTGCTGCAACTAGCGCAACATCCGCTGCTGCTAGTGCTACCGCAGCAGCCACATCAGCATCAAGCGCACAGGCATCATCTAGCGCTGCTGCAACAAGCGCAACAAGCGCAGCAACAAGTGCTACAAGCGCTGCTGCATCAGCATCCGCTGCTGCCACAAGTGCTACAAGTTCTGCTGCTAGTGCAACTCTTGCAAATGATTGGGCTACATTAACAACTGGTCCAGTCGCTGGTGGGGAGTTCTCAGCCAAGTATCATGCTCAGGCTGCTGTTACTTCCGCAACTAGCGCATCAGCATCTGCTACCGCAGCAGCAACTAGCGCGACAAGCGCTGCTGCTTCTGCTACGGCTGCTGCTACATCTGCAACATCTGCTGCTGCATCAGCCACGGCTGCTGCTACCAGCGCAACAAGTGCTGCTGCTTCGGCAACTGCTGCTGCATCCAGCGCCACACTTGCTGCCGGATACATACCCGCAATAACATCAGGAGTTAGTGGGTACTTTTTAACCAATAACGGAACTACCGCTTCTTGGGCATCACTATCAGATTGGGGAACAATCTAATGCCATTTGCATTTCAACGCCGTAGAGGTACGACTGCACAGCATGCTTCTTTCACAGGATTGCTCGCTGAACTAACAGTTGATACAGACAAAAAGACCGTAGTAGTACATGACGGTTCAACCGCAGGTGGAGTGCCACTTGCTAGAGCAGCGGGTGGAACACTTGCTGATACAGCAGTTAAAGGACTAGAGGAAAATGTAAATGTTGTTGCTTCTGCTGCAACAGGAACAATTAACCTTGAAGTAGGTACTGCTTCTATTTGGTACTACACATCAAACGCAACTGCTAATCATACACTTAACATTAGATACAGTAGCACAGTATCACTTAATACTGCTTTAGCAGTTGGTGATGCTATCACCGTAGTATGGCTCAATACCAATGGTGCAACTGCTTATTATCCAAATGTTATTCAAATTGATGGAAGCACAGTAACTCCAAAAGTTCCTGCTGCAATTACCGCAGGTAATGCTTCATCCATTGATGCGTATTCATTTACAATTATTAAAACAGCATCAGCAACATTTACAGTTCTTGAAACACAAACTAAGTTTGCTTAATAAGGAGATTTAATAATGCCAATTATAGGTTCATTAGCAGGTGCTTCCGCTAGAGGTTTGGGCGGTATGAGAACTTTTGCACCAGCAGAATTGGTTGTTGACTATCTTGTTGTTGCTGGTGGCGCTGGTGGTGGAACAACAGGTAATGGTTCGTCAGGCGGTGGTGGTGGCGGTGGTGGCGGTTTTAGAACTTCAATAGGTGGGACTCCACTTACACTTTCTTTGAATACTTCTTATACAGTTCAAGTTGGCGCTGGTGGCGCAGGACAGTCAAGCATCAACAAAGGTGGCTCAGGAGTAGATTCCATTTTTAGTACAATTACATCAACAGGTGGTGGCGGTGGTGCTTCTATTGGAGGAACTGGTTTTGGTTACCCAGTAGGCGGAGAAAATGGTGTCGCTGGTGGTTCAGGCGGTGGTGGTGCTTTTAACTTTACAACTAGCACAGCAGGAACTGGTGGAGCAGGTAACACTCCTTCAACATCACCTTCACAAGGTAATAATGGTGGTGTTGGTGTTGGTACTGCTTCTAATTACGGTACAGGCGGTGGTGGCGGTGCTGGAGGAGTAGGTGGCAACGGAACATCATCAACTGGCGGTGCTGGTGGTGCTGGAACGGCTAATTCAATTTCAGGTTCATCTGTAACTTATTCAGGCGGTGGTGGCGGTTCATCTTTCAATGGTGGAACTGGTGGCACAGGCGGAACTAACGCTGGAAATGGCGGCACAGGAAATGCTAATAACTCAACTGCTGGAACTGCTAATAGAGGCGGTGGTGGCGGTGGAAATAATAATAGTTATACAAGTTCCGCAGGCGGTTCAGGAATTGTTATAGCCCGTTACTCAGGCACAGTTCAAAAAGCAACTGGTGGAACTGTAACCACATCAGGCGGAAATACAATTCATACATTTAACTCTGACGGAACATTTATTACTGCCCTTGCTAAAGCAACTGGCGGAACAATTAGTCTTAGTGGTGGATATTGGGTTCACACATTTAATTCTGACGGAACATTTGCTCCTAGTGCAAACTTAAGTGCTGAATACTTAATTGTTGCAGGTGGTGGTGGAGGAGGTTCACGCTATGCAGGTGGTGGTGGTGGAGCAGGTGGATTGCTTTCAGGAACTACCTCTGTTACTAGTGGCACTTCATACACAATTACCGTAGGGGGCGGTGGAGCAGGTTCAGTAGGTACTTCAACTACTGTTCCTGGAACACAAGGTACAAACTCCACAGCCTTTACTTTAACCGCTACTGGTGGTGGCGGTGGAGGGCAAGGCGATACGGTTACATCTACTGCTACTACTGGAGGTTCAGGTGGTGGCGGTGGAGGCTGGGCGTATAACAACAGTCACCCCGGTGCTGCTGGCACATCTGGACAAGGTAACGCAGGCGGACAAGGTGCGGTAGTTAATGCGCCAAACGAACGCGGTGGCGGTGGTGGTGGTGGTGCAAGTGCTGCTGGTGCAAACGCAACTACAAATGGTGGCTCTAGCGGTAATGGCGGTGCAGGTGGTGCAGGAACTGCCTCAAGTATTTCAGGTTCATCTGTAACTTACGCAGGTGGCGGTGGTGGTGGTACTTCCTCAGGCACAAATGGTGCTGGCGGTGCTGGCGGCGGAGGTGCTGGAGTTAGTACTGGTACTGCAAATAATGGCACTATAAATCGTGGCGGTGGTGGTGGTGGTCAAGGCAATGCTACTTCTGGAAGCGGTGGTACTGGTGGTTCAGGTATAGTTATCGTTCGTTATCTAGCATAAGGGGAATATATGTCAAATGTAACTAAGATTAAAGAAACAAAACCAACTCAATGCTTTTCATACGAAGTAACTATGTTGGTACACATCATTGCAGATGATGAGGCAACCGCTAAATCGCAACTAGATGAAAAAGGCGGCATTGTCACTAAGCGTGATGTTAAGTTGGTAAACACAGTAACGCTTTACGGCGAAGATAAGGATAAAAAATAATGGCACATTGGGCTAAAGTAGAAAATGGAATTGTTACTCAAGTTAATGTAGTTGAGGATGATTTCTTGCAAGCAAACCCTGACCGCTACACAGGCACTTGGATTAAGACTTCATACAACACAATCGGTGGAGTTCACACTCTAGGTGGTACGCCATTAAACAAAAACTATGCAGGTATTGGATATACATGGGATGGCACAGGCTTTGCAGCCCCACAGCCATACGCATCATGGAGTCTTAACACAGAGTCATACCTATGGGAGCCACCAGTTGCTGCACCTACTGACGGCAAGCGTTACAACTGGGATGAAGCAACAACATCTTGGATTGAAGTAATTAGTAATTGATTGATTGTTTAAACTGTGGCAAGGAATTTTCTCCTGTTGCCACTAGATGGCTATGCCCTTTTTGTAAGACCAAAGCAAATTGTTGCGAAGGCGAACCCCAGTAAAGGAAGTGTTTAAATGGCAATAACAAGCCGTGCGCCCCACATTACCGAACGCCCACAGATTGACCTGTCGGGTTCCGTATCTCAATACTATGAGATTACAGGTAATGCTTTTGATGTGGCTATTGCTGGTTTGCCTTTTATTCTTGGCGTAACTGACTCTACACCTTACCGCCGACAAACCGCAGAGTTTCGTACTCAGCGCGTTGACCAAGAGCGTGACCCCGGTGAGCAGTCACTTGCTGGTTCAGGTTACTGGATTAGGTCGCAATCATCTTTGCATCTAGGTCAAGGCATTAACTATCAGGAACCACTTGAAGGCGACCCTGACCAAACCAAGTTCCGTTACAAGACTGGTGAAGGCATTGACCCTTGGACTACTGGACAAATTAAATTATTAAAGAAAGCCACGCTTACAGAAGCAGCAACTGGCAAATCTTATGTTTTTTCCACAACTGTTAATGGCGCAGACTTTCTTATTAAAGTTGCAGAGTCAGCATCTGCCACATCTCGCGTATTAAGAACTTCTACTACTGGTACTGAAACAACGCTTGTTAATAATACAGCAATAAATGAAAAAATCTTGGCTGCTGCTATGGGTGGTAACGACCTTATGATTGTTACTCCTACTAAAGTATGGCGTTATTCATTTGATGATGCCAGTCCAGCGATACATCAAGATTATGCTATTAACTCAGCAGATGCTGCTAGTGATAAAGTTGCAATTAACTATGTTAAAAGTCGTTTTGTTATTGCTTATTCTACTACTAGCGGTACAACACAATCTTATGCACTTGCAAGAAACACAGGTTCATCAATTAACTTTAGCACTTTAACTGCTATCAATGGTTCAACAACATTACCTTCGGGATTTACTTTTACCGCTGTAACTGAGTCATCTAATGCTTTCTACATTGGTGGTTATTCGGGTGATGAAGGCATGGCTTTTAAAGTTACAGTAGATAATAGTGGTGCATTATCTACAATGGTTCGTGTACTCCTTTTACCAAAGAGCGAACAGTTACTACAAATGTATGGCTATCTAGGTTCTTATGTAATGCTTGGAACAAGCCGTGGTGTGCGTGTGGCTGTTGTTGATACTGATGGCAATGTTTCTTACGGTCCACTTGTCTTTGAAGCAACTGGTGGTGTCTATGCATTTACTGCTCGTAACTCATTTGTTTGGGCTGGTGTAAACGCAGGTGTTGGTGGACAATCAGGTTTAATTCGTATCAATCTTGGTGCGCCATTGGCTAATAATGGTTATGCCTACGCAACAGACTTGGTTGCAACTAGCGTAACTGGACACATCCACTCTGTTGCAACATTTGATAATGGTCGCAAAGCATTTACCGTTGAAGGCTCAGGTCTTTGGATTGAACACTCTACTGACTTAGTTGAGTCAGGAACATTTACTACTGGACTAATTCGTTTTGATACATTAGAAAATAAAGCGTGGAAGCGACTTCGTTTGCGTACACCTGATACATTGCAAGGGGACATACAAATTGCAAGAGTTACAGAAACTGCTGCTGATGCGCTCACTACTGTTGCACAAGGCACAACCGAACAGTACGATTATGACCTTGCGGTTGTATTCCCGGATGTTTCGCCTGATGCTTCTTTCCGTTTCACCCTTTCTCGCAACAGTTCTGATGCCACTACTGGCGCTGTTATTTATGGTTATTCTGCTAAAGCGCTTCCTACTCCTACCCGCGCTCGCGTTATTCAAATTCCTTTATTTTGTTTTGATAGAGAAACCGACAAACTTGGTAACCTATTGGGTTACGAAGGCTATGCAAGAACGCGATTAAGCGCACTTGAAGCAGTTGAAGGTGTTGGCGAAACAGTCGTCATCCAAGATTTCACCGCAGGCGGAGAGCCTATTGAAGCGGTGATAGAGCAAATAACTTTTATTCGCTCAACTCCACCCAACCGTAACTTCTCAGGCTTTGGCGGTATCGTTCAAGTCGTTGCGAGAACTGTCGTCTAAGGAATAGAACAAATGACCCCTGCAAACTGGGCTGCACTAGCCGTATCTGTAATGACCCTTCTAGTTGGCTTTACTGCTGCTATTAGATTTTTGGTCAAACATTATCTAAGTGAACTTAAACCAAACGGGGGAACAAGTGTGTCTGACCGTTTAAACAGAGTTGAAAGACGAGTTGATGAAATTTATTCTTTGCTTGTTAACCGCACTAACTCTTAGTAGTTGTGCTTATGATGGCACAATAAGATACCCGTGCCAACAATTTGAAAATTGGGAAAAACCTGAGTGTAACCCCCCACAATGTGAAGCAACCGGAACATGCACTAAAGACCTACTACCCCCTGAGGTATTTACAGATGCCACGACCACGACTAACCCCTGAGGAACTGCACGCAAGACTCATAGTAAGTATTGGAATTATTTTAGCCATTGTATTTGCTGGCTCTGTATTTTCTTTACTTTATGCACTTGTGTTTGTTACTCAACCTATGAAACAAGCGCCTAATGATGCTGCGTTTATTGATTTAGTTAGTACATTGTGTGTATTTTTAACAGGTACATTAGCAGGAATTGTTAGCGCTAATGGTTTAAAATCAAGAAAAAAAGATGAGGAAATCAAGTGAATAAACTAGCAAAGAAAGCAACACCAGCAGCACTTGCAGTATTGCGCCAAGCAACTGCTATTGCACCAAAGCGCAAAAAGTTATCTGATGGATTACTTCCTTCTGCTGCTCACATAAAGCAAAGCCCAACTAGCGACCACAATACTGGTTACGCTGTTGACTTAACACATGACCCTGATAATGGGATTGATTGTGCAGAGATTTTTCAAAAACTAAAAACAGACAGTCGTGTGAAATACCTAATCTTTAACAAAAAGATTTGGTCTAAAGAGAAAGCCAAGTTAGGTGACCGCAAGTACACAGGCTCAAATCCACACACGAAACACTTGCACATTTCCATCAATGATGGATACGGTGATGATGTCCGCCCATGGTTCCCATGGATGGCAGCACCTAAGTTAGTAAACCAAATAAAAGCAACCATTGCGGTTGTCCCCCAAAAGAAGGTGGTAATAAATGAACCAAAAGTTAGCAGCAATACTAGGCAGTTATGCGCGTGCAGCGGTTGCTGCTGTTCTCGCCCTGTATCTAGCAGGAACTACTGACCTAAAAACATTGGGCTTAGCAGCACTAACAGGTGTAGCAGGACCATTGCTAAAAGCGCTTGACTCATCCGACACAAATTTCGGCAGAGGCGCAGAGTAATCTAATCGTTTAAACATAAGAAAGCCCCGCTTTCACTTCGTACACTTCCCCTGTGTACGCTGTGATTGCGGGGCTTTTTTTGTTTTATTAACTTGTCCGATTATCAGTTGAGTAAAAACCGCTAGCGTTAAACTTAACTGATGGGACAGACCATACCCTACTCATCTGCTGCCCGCAACAGTTAGGTGCGCTAACTTCATTATGTATAGAAAATTCTGTTTCATACTGGATGCCACATTGTTCACATTTAAATTCATAAATCGCCACTTGTTGGTTCCTTATCAGCAGGGGTAGGCGCTGTTAATTTTGTGCCACAATTTGCACACTCAGCATCAGTAAACCATACCGCTATTTCATAATCAATAAAAATACATTTAACATTTAATACTTCACAACCACAGATACAACTATGGCTTGGCTCGCCACGCAAGTCGCCGAAGGATTTGCCGTAGTCAGGCTTCCACTCGCCAACTGGCGTTGGCTCAGGCATACTTATCCTTACGCTGCACGAACAGCAGTCTAATTACATTTGTGTAATTTTGCTTGTACCGACACGGCGTGTCGCCGAATAGGAGAGAGATTGCACCTGTATCCTAGCGGAGAAATCAACTACACATAGAAAGGACTGGATAATTGACCCTAGAAATAAAGACAGGGAAATCCTATGTTAGCCATAGTGGTATTTCAACTTGGCTAAACTGCGGGTGGCAATTCTATCTATCCCGAATACAAAAAGTTCCTGAGAACCCATCCTACTGGTTAGTAGGTGGTTCGTCTGTACACGAAGCAACAGAAGTTTATGATGCCACGGGTACGGAGAACTTTAACTCAACCATTGCTTTTAACGAAGCATGGAAACGCAACTATGAAAGAAGCGACAACGGCATGCAGTTCCGTGCTGGTGGGCGCTCTACTAAAGCGTATCCAAATGGTGAGGATGCAACTTGGTGGTTAACCGAAGGACCTAAAATGGTTGACCGCTGGGTACAGTTCCGCAATGACTCAGGTTATCAACTGTTTAAACTACCTGATGGTCGCCCTGCCATTGAGATTGAGATGAACCAAGATGTTCGTGGAGTGCCAGTAAAGGCAGTCCTTGACCGCTTGTTTGTTAATCCTGATGGGGAACTAATTATTGTGGACATCAAAACAGGAAGCAGAGAACCAGCAAGCAAAACTCAAATGGGTATCTATTCAATTATGGTAGAGAAAACATTTGGTGTGCGCCCAGTTGGTGGTGCTTATTGGATGTCCCGCACAGGTGAACTGACGGAAACGGTAAACCTAGATAATTTCACAGAAGCACGCCTAGGCTCATGGGTTAAAAACTTTGAGAAGGCAGTAATGAACGACATCTACATACCAGCACCCGGATTTATGTGCGGTACATGCGGTGTAAACGCTGCATGCTATGTCGTAAACGGCAAGGACTCACACAAATACCCCGAACTAACAGAAGGAGAAACAAGTGATGAGTAATGAAGCACCATACCAAGTGAACTTAAAGACACCAAAAGGTTCACTACTCAATCTCAGAGCATGGGATGAGCAACAGTTAGACACAATCCTTGATGGATTGGAAGTGCGTATGCAACGCATTTTACAACTAGAAAACACGGTTGATGAGTTACACAAACTTAACAACAACCCTGCTGCACAAGCAATTCAAACTCTACAAAATGCTGGATTTAATCCACAGGTTGTAGCACCACCAGCACCAAATCCTATTGATACATGGGGACCAAATACTATTGGTCAACAAAGTACACAGCCAGCACAAAATGCAGCAGGTTGCGATTGTGGTATGGCTATGCGTTTTGTACCTGCTGGTATTAGTAAGGCAGGTAAGCCATACAAGGCGTTCTATGCATGTCCTAAACCTAGGGAACAAGCATGCAATAAGAAGGTCGCTGGCTAACAATGAGATTACTTAGCCGTGCCATAAAGACTGCTTCACAGGGCGGGGCAACAATCCCTGCCGTGTGGCAGTCCTTAGCATCACAACAGATAATGTTTAGACACGGTGAAGTATCAATGATTGCTGGTCCGCCGGGGGCAGGTAAAAGTACTTTGGCTTTATCGTTAGCCGTGCAAGCAAAAGTACCTACCCTGTACATCTCGGCGGACACGCACTCACACACCATGTCCCTTCGTATGCTTGCAATGCTTACGGGTAAACCACAAGGTGAAGTTGAACCTTTAATGGAAAACGATAGAGATTGGGCAGCACAAATGTTAAAGCCTGCCGACCATGTGATGTGGGAATTTGATAGCGCACCAAGTTTAAAAGACATTGAGGACTCAGTACTTGCAGCCCGTGAAAGGCTTGGTGATGATGTTCGTTTAATCATCCTTGATAATGCTGTTGATGTAACCCTTGAAGGTCAAGATGAGTGGGGTGGTTTGCGTACATTGATGCGTGAACTTAAATGGTGGGCTAGAGAAACTGGCGCAGCCGTTGTTGTGTGCCACCATACAAGCGAAGGTGTACAAGGTAATCCTTGTCCACCACGACACTCTTTGCATGGCAAGGTAGCGCAGACTCCAAGTTTGATACTTACAGTACACAGCCAACAAGGTGTGATGGGTGTGTGTGCAGTTAAAAATCGTTATGGTCCAGCAGATGCTACTGGTGGTACACCTATTTGGTTATCTTATGAACCAGCAAGCATGCAGATTTCAGACCTACAACAGCATCAAGTACAGATAGGACAACCGCAACTGTTATGAGCGAGGAAAGTTTAAACGATAAGTTTGCACCTAAGTTAAAAGTTTCACAAGAGTTGTTAAGGCAGATGATTGATAATGCACCTATCTCTGATGAAATGCGTGAAAAGATTTCTACCCAACTACCAATGATTGCGGATAGTTTAGATGAAGCAACTCGCAGAATTTATGACCCACAAAAGATTTGGTTTGAGTCTATTCAATACGCAGATTATGTTGACCAACTATCAGAACACCTAAGAGATGCGGTTATTGATGGGCATGATGATGGTTGCAAGATGGAGATAGCCGTTGGATTACATACTATGTCTTGTATTTGGAAAGCCATGGCAGAAAATGCTATGACTATGTTAGATGATTTAAAAATTAAAGCAGAGATGTTTGACTTTGATGAAATAATTATTGGGATTGAGGATAAAGATGCACAGTAAAAATGAAACATTATCTATTGGTTGGTGTGATAATGGTATGTCTGACGGTAAGTTTACCGAAGGACTTGTTTACACAATTATTATGGGTCAAGACCCTAAGAACATACAAGTGCATAATGCTATCCGAGTTCAAGGTAATCAGATTGGCAGGCAACGCCAAAGTCTATTTGACCTATGGGCTGACCAAGTAAAGACCGATTGGTTGTTATGGGTTGACTCAGACATTGTGCTTAATCAAGATGTGTTAAAGAAATTATGGGATACAGCAGATAAGTTAACACGCCCAGTTGTTACTGGTGTTTACTTTATCTCAAAAGAAAATGAACAAGCATTGATGCAACCTATGCCATGTGTCTTTAATGAAACTGGTAATGAGTTTACTATTAACTACATACATCCTTTGCCTGAAAATGAAATCATTAAAGTTGATTGTGCTGGCATGGGATTAGCCTTAATGCATAAGAGTGTTGTTCCTAGATTACGAGAAGTTTGTCCTGACTATTCTTTGTTTGCAGAGAAGGAAGGTTTAAACAATCAGTTTGTAAGTGAGGACATTGTGTTCTTTAGATACTTAAAGAAAGCAGGTGTACCTGTTCATGCTCATACTGGCGCTCGCGTTAAACACATGAAGCGTTTTAGTTTAGATGAAAATTATTACAAGTTGTATTGGGGTTCTGTCTATGAAGCCGAAGCAAGAAAGGCAAAAGCAAATGAACAACCAAGCGAACAAGCGTAGAGGCGCAGCCTTTGAAATAGAACTAGCCGACTGGTTTATGACTCAGGGTTTAAACGCACAGCGTTTACCCCGTGCTGGTAGAAACGACATAGGGGATGTGTTCTTGCCTACGGCAAATGACTTCTATGTTGTTGAAGCCAAAGCCCCAAGGCGGGATGGGCGTATTGACCTAAGTGGGTGGCTACGAGAAGCCTACATTGAGGCAGAGAACTATCGGATTGCCAAGAAGTTGGCGTTAGCACCCAACCCATTGGTCATCATAAAGGCTGCAAATAAGGGTATTGGAGATGCTTATGTGGTACAGAAACTAAGTGATGCCCTTGCAAAACTCTGATAAAAAGCACGACATAGTACCTGTACTGGAACATTACGGGTTTCAAATACCTGTACGACATGGGTGGATTACGGTGCGGTGCGCCTTCCATGGTGATAGAGTTAAGTCAGCGCGTTTAAACATAGACAACGGTGGGTTCAGATGCTTTGGCTGCGACATGGCTGGGGATGTGTACTCAATCATAATGAAAAAAGAAGGAGTTGTATTTCGTGAGGCTATCAAAATCGCAGAGAGAATTACTGGAGTCAGCGAGTCAGAAGTACGCGGAAAACCTAGAACAAGTGATGCCTTACCTGAGTCAGAGAGGTATCACCGAACAGACGGCGCGTATGTTCCGCCTAGGCTTCGTAAGTGAACCTGAGATTGGTCACGAACCATACTCTAATAAATTATCAATACCTTATCTAACTCCAACAGGAGTTGTGGACATCCGCTTCCGTAGTTTAAACGGTGATGGACCGAAGTATTTATCAAGACCGGGGGCTAGTACACACATCTACAACATTGCTGCTCTATTCCAAGAGAGTGATTTATTAGTTGTATGTGAAGGTGAGATAGACACAATGATTGCTACACAAGCAGGCTTTAGTGCTGTCGGACTTCCGGGGGCTAATAATTGGAAACCATTTTATGGCAGAGTGTTAGCAGATTGGTCAAAGATTTTATTGTTTTGTGATGGTGATAATGCTGGTCGTGAGATGGCAAAGAGTTTATCCCGTGAACTAGACAATGTATTTCCCGTGTTCATGCCTGAGGGGTGTGATGTAAATGATGTGTTCTTAACTGAGGGCGCTGACGGGCTACGAAAACGAGCAGGAGTTTAAACACATGATTAAAAAAATCGTGGTACTGAGTGACTATCAAGTACCGTTTCAAGATAGAAAAGCAGTCGCTTTACTCCACGATTTCATTTGGGATTACAAACCTAATGAACTGTGGATAGTGGGAGATTGGATTGACCAACCTGAACCTAGCCGTTGGTCAAGGGGTAATGCTGGTGAGTATGCAAAAACTTTACAAGGTTCGGTTAATGAAGCAACAGATTTATTAGCAGACCTACGCCACATTATGGGTCGCAGACCTATTCATTTTAAGACTGGCAACCACGACATAAGAGTTGAGAAGTATGTGTCGCAATTTGCACCAGCACTTCGTAGTCTTAGTAGTTTAACCATAGAGGAAATGCTTGACCTTGACCGTTTAAACATTACATTGCACCGTAAGCCGGTAGAACTAGCGCCAAATTGGATACTAGCCCATGGGGATGAAGGTGCTATGAGTCGTATTGCGGGCGGAACTGCAATGAATTTAGCAAAACGCTATGGCAAAAGTGTCGTCTGTGGACACACGCACCGTTTGGGTTTACAAGCGTTTACTACATCACTTAATGGAAAAGTTACTGAACAGTTGTATGGTTTTGAAGTAGGAAACATGATGCGTTTAAACGCTGCCCATTATGTGGGTGGCTCTGCTAACTGGCAACAAGGCTTTGGTTTATTAACAGTTAAAGACCGTCAAGTATTTCCTACTCCTGTGTATCTACACAAGGGTCAATTCATAGTTAATAACAAACACTATGCCTGATTTTTTGGAACCTATCCGTCAGGTGGGCGGTGACGGCAGACGGGAAACTGCTGCCGTTCACGCTTTATCTAGGCTCTATCCAAACTGGCGCTTTTATCCTACGCCTAGGTTTTACTTTACTGACTTCCATTTAACTTGGTTGCATGATAACGGTAGAGAAAATTATTTAGGCGACATAGAAATTAAGTGGCTGTCCATAGATAGCAGTAAGTCAGCAATCTTTCCATTTAATAAGTTGCAACAGATGCTGATTAGCCCGCCATACCTAGACAATCCTGATACCTTTCACCGCATTTGTTTTAGATTTACTGACGGAACTTTATTGATACCAGTTAAAGAACTAGGTGGATTGATGCCTGAGTTTAATGTTCGCCACGACACAAACGAGCGTGACCTTGTGGTCAGAGTTAGTGCTATGATGTTTAAACAGTACTGGATTGATTTAATAATAAAGGAGTAAGTGTGGAATTGCAGGATGTTGAGAAGTCCCCATTGTGGGATACGGTTTACAAGTTGGCACGCACCGCATCAAGGTACTCAGCCAAGATAAACCGTAATGCTGTGCCTGTTGAGGACATCTTTCAACATCTAATTGTTTGGGCTTTATCCCATTGGCACAAGATTGATGAGTGGAACGAACAACAATCTTTAGCGTTTAAACTGCGCCGCACCTATGCTAATGAAGCGCAGAAGTTTGTTACGAAAGAGCGTGCTTACAAGTCCCGTGTATCTACAAGTGATTACTTTTATTACACACCTGAAATCTTGCATCAATTATTACGAGATGTATGGGACTATGAAGGCTGGTTGGATACGCCTGATTTGAGTAGTGAGTTCGTCAGTAAGACATCTAAGGTTAACGAAGGTAACAGTAGGATTGCTTTGCTATCGGATGTAGCCAATGGATTGCGTGGTTTAAACGAGCAAGATAAGAACCTTCTCCGGCAACGATACGCTAATGGTGGCATGGACTTTGATGTGTTAGCCGTTGTGTATGAGATGACCGAGGAAGCATTGCGTAAGCGGGTGCATAGGGCTATCAAGAAACTTCAAGATAGACTGGGTGGAGAGCCACCTATTTGGTCAAACCGTAGGAGAATAGTCAGGTCAAACGCTCAGGCAAGAGCAGAAACACAGAGGCAAGAGTGAAAGACTTTGGCAGACTGACTATCAATGTGCGTTTAAACAGCATACATGCTTTTGGAGTGGGCTTTGATTTCTACCCAGTTGTAGAATTTATAGACGGAACCAATGATGCAAGGGTGCTTGCTCGCTGTTTACATTTAGATTTTCTTGTATTCTTTATTCACATAACTCTCTATCCGAAAGTGAGATGGCAATGATAATCGGACTATCGGGCTACGCCCAATCAGGTAAAGATACAGTTGCAGAACTGTTGTGTTTAAACTATGGGTTCAAGCGCATTTCATTTGCGCTACCTATGCGTGATGCTGTCTATACATTGAACCCTTTTCTTGAAAGTGGTAATCGTGTTGCAGATTTAGTTGATGAGTATGGTTGGGATGTAGCCAAGGGCAATGCAGAAGTCCGTAGATTGCTGCAAGTATTTGGAACTGATGTTGGTCGTGAATTATTTGGTGAAACATTTTGGATTGACCAAGCGTTTAAACGAGCAGCCGAATACCAGCGAGTAGTATTTTCTGATGTGCGTTTTCCTAATGAAGCCAAGGCTATTCAGAATAAAGGTGGTGATGTATGGCGTATCAATCGTCATAACCACGCACCAGTTAATCATCACATCTCAGAGCATGCAATGGATAATCATTTGTTTAAACATGTAATCTATAATGATGGAACTCTTGATGATTTAAGTGATGAAGTCTTTATGCTTGCTAAAGAACTAGGGCTATAAAAGGAACAACACCCGCTGGGACTGGAACCATTGGGTGTTGTTCAGATGTAGCGTATCAGACAATAAACTTGCTTGCAAGGGCTGGGTCAGACAAGCCTATGCGTGCCTTCTCACGAATTAAACGCCTGTCGTGTGGTTTTGTACCAGCCCAAATCCCTTCTCGCTCATGGCATAACGCCCACTCCAAGCACATGGCTTGCACCGGACAATCACCACAGATGCGTTTAAACAGGTTATGTTGTTCTGCTGTAAGTTCAGCATTTTCAGGGAAAAATAATTCCGTATCAATTCCCACACAATTACCCTTCGCAAACTCTGTTGAGTTGTACGAAAGGTAATGGTATGTGATGTCCCCAATTTGCCTGACTCCTATGACTCTATGCTGTTGTGGTTTAAACGACATCAATACCACCGCTTGGCAAGGAAGTGTGCGTATGCTTTGCACGGGGAACCTGCGTAGCGGTGGTCAATGTAAGCAAGTCCTGCTCGGACTTGGATGAAACCGTCAGATGTCTTTTCGTATCCAACATTTTTCCATGTGGCTGGCATAAACTGTGCGATACCGTATGCGCCACTAGATTTGTTCTCTGCTTTATTTCGCCAATTACTTTCGGCAGTCCATAACGCCCACAAACAAGACCATTGTTCTACTTGATTGCGTTGCATTAGCAGATTGATTGCATGTAATTGGAAGTCGTTAGTGTGATAAGCAACCAACCCAACCGCTGGCTGCGGTGGGGTGGCTGATGAGATGGCTGTACTTGGTGCTGCTTGATAGCCAATGAGTAAGCCCAGCACAAACGCTGTTGCTGCCACCGTCTTAACTCCACGGGTGGTCAGGGTGCTGCGTTTAAACTTACGCTTACGCATCTGTCTTGATGGCTTTGCGGTTTCTTTAATCAGGGGATTGTACTTGCTTGCTTCGTTAGGTTTCATGCTGCTTTCTCCCACTCATGTAGTTCTCTCGGTTCCCAAAAGGTTTCAATAGTTGTTAACCAATAGTCCGAGATGTCTGTGTCGTAGCCTTCGCCATCATCTGTGCCAACAACAATCATGTTGCCTTTGATATTGTCCCAGTATGTAATGTTGCCAGCCAGTAGGCATAGCAGCGTTGCGTTGTTGTTGAAGTCAAGGTCATGTATCTTGCCTTCTTCATTTATGTATGCAGTTGCGTTAGGCAAACGCATGATTTCAATAAGTCCGCCCACACTTTCCTGCATTTTTTCTAGTGAGTCAAATACCCTGCGTGCGTATGTTCCGTCAGGATAAAGGACAACACC